TACGCTTTGGTGAATTCAACTCGGGTTCTTTCTCTTCCTGAAACTCGATCATAGGACGCTCAAGAGGAACCGTGACACCTTCATAGATGCCAAATTCTGTCTTCAGTCCAGAATGTTGACCGAATGATTTCATCTAAATTTCTTTGCCAGTTGGCCTACAGAAATAGTTTCAAAATCACCGAATTCGTTGGTGATCTTAAACTCAATGCTTCTATTAGACGGTATCATTTCAATCTTGTAGTTCTTACCGTCCTTACCTTGGACCATGCCTTTCTTACCAATACTTGGTGCTTTTGCCTCGGTAAATTCTCCAAAACTTTTCATGTTTCCTTCCTATTCTTTTTCTGTTTAGCCAATATCTTCTTTTTGGTAGGTTCGTGTAGCATCATTGCTGGTTGAAAACCCCGACCATCTTTCAGATCTCTGAATTCTTTAAATTTCTTTACTTTACTATGCGGTGTATCTTTCTTGAGCTTTTCAGTTGCTTCAGGTGTACCTTCGAAGCCGGCACCATATTCTTCTTTTGCAAAACCTCGATAATTCAAAAGGTGTTTGGGCATTTTGCCGGCCCTAACCATATCTTTGAATACCTTATCAAGTACCCTTACATCAAGACCGTGAATCTTTGCTGTCTTTACCAGATTTCTCTCGGCATTGTGAGGGTCTTTCTTGCGAAGGTCTAAGAATGTTCGGACTGCCCTTTTGTAAATTGGCTTATTGACAGTTCTATCAAGCCACCGAAAAAGATCTGGCATCATAGATTTTAATATAGAGTCATCATCACCGAAAACTCTTTCATCTAATTTACCACCAGCATCTACAAATGCTGCAACGGCCATTTGTTGTCTTTTCTTCTCGTCTTTACCTTTGAACTGAGGAGCATCTGATTTTTTGAAATCATCAATCCATGCACCTAGACCATCGGACACTTTTAACTTTTCTTCTAAAAAATCTTGGCCATTTTCTGTTACTGGGTTTTCATCGGCAAGTAGAGGATCTTGCTCTTCTTTGATGCCACGAGCCTGTTTTTCACTAGAGATCCATTTCTGTGCAGTTGCATTGTCAACAGCCTTATCGGTAAATTTTCTAGCATCTCTATAAGCACGAACAGTTTCTTTCTCGTAATCTTTACCCACGGAATTATCTACAACCAAGAAATTGGGTTTACCAAACATGGATTGGAATGCGCCAATATTCTGTTGTACTGCTTTCCAATAAGCAATAACCTCTTTGTCTGGCAGTGATCGAGGTCTTTGTCTGTTTCTTTCTAGGGCAGTCTCCATGTCTGTATTCACAAAGATCATAGCGACATCATAACCCAGACTCTTCAATTTTTTGGATTGATTTAAAATTTTCTGAGGATCTTTACCAGTACCGTCAATTACCAGACCAAGACGACCTTTGATATATCGCTCTTGTTTCTTTGCAGTCAGGGCTTTTGCTTTGCCACGAATCTCTTGGCCCTTTGTGGAGAAAATTGTCTCTGGGTCCATAACAAGGCCTGCTTTTTGCATTGCAGACTCGAAAGCATCATCCGAGTTTACAACCTTATAGCCCATAGAGGTGAGGCCAGTTTTTCCTACGATAAAGGATTTACCAGAACCGGGGCCACCTGCTAAGAAAATGGCCTTAAAGATTGCTGGATCGTTAATACCTTCGTCAAGCGGAGATTCTAAGAATTGGGAAAAGTTTTTCATTTACTTACCTGAATGATCTGCCCATAGATCAGCATCTGCTGTTGTTCGAGTCTTACCACCTGTGGCAAAACTATTAACTCTTGCAAGACCCCATTGAACTGGAGTGGTACCAGGTCTGTGCCCTGTTCTCCAAGCTGCAACACCGCGGTCGAATACCTTTTTCAGAATATCGTATGCAATTCCGGTCTTTGCAGCCTTGTCCTTGAGAGATTTTTCTGGGTTACTCTCAAAGATAAATTCTACATCTTCTGCGAGATTCATAATCTCATCCATGATATCCATTTCGGACTCATTGACGACCTTACCGAATTCAGCTGCTTGTTTGGCCCACTTTTCTTTCCAAGCCTTATAGACCTTAAAACGGTTGTCGAATTTAACGCCACCTTTCGCAGCCATTAACATATGAGGTCTTTTACGAACCTTTTGATCTCCACGACTTGCTTCGAGTAAATCACCTATACTATTTTCAGCGCTTACAACCCATACTCTACCACCATTTTGTTCGGCAACAGAAAGCATATCATCTTTCTCACCAAGTGCAATGATCTTACGATCTACTACATGTGCGTATGTTGTAGCATCTGCACCGACCGAAGATTCACCCACCTTAATTGTTTTGGCTTCACCATACATTTGCTTGAATCTTTTAGTATATTTGGATGGCTTAGTTTTCGCCTCTTTGTCGCCAGGCGCCGGCGTATATGCCTTTGGGTTGTCGTCATCCATCTTTGCTTTACGAGCAAAATGTGCCTCGCGATCATCTTTTTTATTTTTAGCTACACCTGTGTAATATTTGGAAGACTCCTCAACATCGATCTTCTTCGACATTCTTTCTTTCTCTGCCTTTTTAACATCGGGCAACTTTTTCTTCACCATATTCTTAATTTTGGTAGCAGAGATTTTCTTAATCTTCTTTTCGATTGCTTGTTTCTGCGACATAGAAAGGTCGGCGTAGTTCTTACCCTTTGCAAACTTATCTTTTAGAGCATTCTTTACTTGTTTTTCTGCCCGACCTATGAGCTTTTCTTTAGACGCCTTTTTCTTCATTGATCTTGCTCGGGCCCGTGCAATCTTCTTAGCATGCTTCTTCATTACGATTGCGCGCTTTCTACGTTGAGCCATATCCATGACCTCATCCAAGGTCATTTCTTCGGAATCTAAGTTTTCCATAACATAAATGTCCTTTGTCTTAAAGTGTTTCTGTGCTTGCTTGGCAATATCAGATAATTTACCATTACCCGAAAATACTTCATCATCGGAAGGTTCACCCATAGCTTTAGTGGTAAAGAACCAACCACCACTACCAGAAGCCTTCTTGCCATGAGATCTCATATAGCGATCGTGTTTTACACCTTCGTTAATATCTTCGTCGATACCCATACCGTCCCTCACTGCATCGAATACCTGTTTTGCTTTTGATTGTAATTTTTTGGGAAGACCCTTTTTAAATGTATTGAGATCATTATCTGCCGCTAGTGCTCTCATCTTAGAGGCTGACATACCAGATACGTCATCAGCATCTGGATCTCTTTCACCAGCAGACACGACCTCAATCGAATTAAATTTGTAATCTCGACCGTTATACTTATTCAATAAGGAATTGAATTCACTCACACGATCAGATCCAACTACAAGAACCATATTCTTAAATTGCTTTGATAATTGAGCCGCAACTTGAATGATTGTCTTTGCTGTAGATTTTATAACGATCTTGCCAAATGCTGCTTGAGCAAATTTGACTTTATCATCGTATGAAAGAGGATTTTTCTTCGGATCTGAAGAGTGGGATAAAAAGATCATGGGTGTTGCACCACGTTCTTTTGCAACCGAAGCAACCTTCTGGGCAAGTTTTTCATGGCCAGAGGTGACTGGATTCATTCTACCCCAAGACACGACGACCGTATCTTTCACGGCCTCGTCCAATACTGGCTTAGTGTTAATGAACTTTGAGGCATTAACGCCTTTTTCTTTGGAAACTTTCTTTTTCTTAGTCTTCGGTTCCATTCTTTCCCTAGACCTTATTAATAAAGTGATTTGACTCTACTATTTATAATAAAACTCATTTTCGGGAAGAATTGACTACTGGGTGGTGTCTAGCACCATCCCCAGTATAGTAATCACCGAAAGATGCAATCCAATTATAATTCATTACGGAGGAATTTTCCCATATGGTAGAATCACGAACCCAACCTATTGCGGGTAGTGGATCCATAATTGCCATCGGAACCTCTGTAAAATGTTTTCTACTGCCGAGGAAATACATATTGTCGATAGCAGACCTGACACCATATTTTTCAATTTCATTTAACATATCTTCTGCCGTATGCCAGGTTATTGCATATGCGTGAGCACCTTCATGACAATGAATTCTTCGTAGATATCTTGGTTTACCAGCGGCAACATGATCGAATTTATCTGGATCTGGTGCCTTATAACCAAGAACAATAATCTCACCATTTCTGATAGGTACAGGTCTGGGGTCATGTAACATTAATGCATCGTGTTCAAGGATAACAGCACATTCTTTATTGTCGCGAATCTTTTTCCAAATCTTAGCATGACCAGCAGTACAATTCTGAGCTGCCTGTACGAAATTGGTTCGATTAATGTGTCTCTTTAAACCAATCGAATTCCATGCTGCATTTGGATCTACCTGATAGAATCCTTCAAAGTATTCCCACGGCAATCCTACTTCATCACAAGAATCTGCGGCAGTCTTCGCATACGCATAAGATGTCTCAGTTGGAATTCTGAGAATATATGCTTTTTCAATTATACTGGTACCTCTATCTACTTCGCTCATGATAATTCCAACCCTGTTTCCAATTCAATAATTTTTTCGAAATCTTTTTCGTAGTATTTTCTTACAGCATCTAGTGTTTTCTGGTCATACCATTTATCAATCAAATTTACTTGTTGTGGTGTAAAACCAGATTTAAATTTTTGTAATGAATTCTGTGGTATCACATTATTCTGTTTTGCGAATGAATCAACATATCTATCTAATTTATTATAGAGCCAATATTCACCGTAATCGTATCCATATACTCGTGGGTATTCTGTCTGAAGAATTTTATTTGATGGATCTGAAGCGTGGTACCCATTTTTAAATATAGACCTAAATTCTTCTATGCTGGGTGTTTCAACTCTCTTCAAAAAGAAGTACAGGCTCAATTGTCTCATTAACGGATCACGAATAACAGTTATGATTCGCTTGCGTTCCAAATCCGTGGGTGGTAACATTCGATTCTGAACTAATTCTTCAAGAGTTAGGTGAATATACCGATACTTATCTGCGTATTTGTATACGAGTTCTCTTGGTATGTTATTCATAGGCAGACCACAATCATTCACATCTGTCCATTTATCGCCCATATCACAAAAATTTCGTACAAAAAATTCTGCAAGGCTAGAGCTTGCGTTCTTAGGGACTCTCAAAAATACGAAATTATATTTTTCACATATTACCATTATCACCTCATCTTCGTCATAGAGGGCGACTGTATGGCCCTCGTCATGCACGAATCACTATCAAATCGGACCTCACCAAAGAGATAGGTCTGCAATCCATTAATCTTATCAGTATTTTTATTTATCATGTCATTAAATGACAGCGTATATGTATCAGGCTGAATGGTCCATTTCAAAATTTCATCTAATTCTAATCTAGGCATTTTTCTGCCAGTGTGCTCATTCCAGCGATTAAAAGATTCCCGAATCTCAGCGGGATTTCTGATCAAAATAATCTTTTTAAATCCTTCTAATAAGGTATGACGATGTGTATTATAACCAACATGAGACACAGCAAAATGACCGTCTTTTACATAACCAATGGAATCTTTAAATTTAATCTTTCGTGTAAAAAGGCCGGGGTCTTTCTTTGCCTCTTCGATTCTGTTTGCACGATATTTCTGAAAACTATTCGCATTTAAATGCATGTAACTCTGGACGATACCAAGTTCGACCAGAAGATTACTGCACAGATATGTTCCTGCCTTGGGCATGCTAATAATTATAGTCTTCATGGTGTTCTATTATAATCCATTTATTCTGTATTGTCAACTCAGAATTCATCGGTGCGTGAATTGTTGTTGGTGTATCGATCAGTTGATTCCAGTATACCAACCACTCGTCATTAAGTTTTGCTTGTCGTGCTTGCTGAACCCAACCAGATTTATTAAAGACCCTATCAGTAGTTGAATCCCATACATCCGAGAATAATAGGTCGAATCCGTACATATGGAACTCTGTATAACCAGAATTTCTCAAATGGTGATAAGCATTATGTCCGGTATTCCATGCTACATTGATGCCGTTCTTTTGAGACATGAATGGCTTTTCTAATATATGAAGTTTGGGATTACCTTGCAGGCGATTGATTACTTTCTTATCACTGGCAAAGATAACATCAACGTCAAAATCTGTAATATTAAATCCAGCCTTGAACCCTTCAATATCTTCCGTATAGAATCGATTCGATGGTCCATTGCCTAATAGTATTGCCTTCATACCAATAGATCATAGCCCGTTTTACGAATGCCCCGTCCAGTTGTTTTTACTACAGTCGGAATATTGCCCCTGCGAGCATCGATAATTTTCACCCATTCATCATGGTCTTTAAGAGTACAGTGAGCATTTTCTCCATTGGGAAGAATTGCTTTTGCTGGTGCGGTTGCAATACTAAAATAGACCAATTTCTCTGCATAACTAAAAATTTCATCGATGACACCATACACAAATTCTTCGGGTATGTGTTCTAATACATCGGTGTTGATAACGCAATCAAATTTACCAATCGGCTTTTTATTCCATTCGTTTACACCCGGGTCATATTTCCAGAGTTGCTCAAGATTCCAGTATTGGTGAAGAAGGTGAGGAGCCTGATATTGGGTTCCATGACCGCAACCATAATCAAGTAATGATCGACACTCAAATTTTTCTAGCATCTCTTTGATGTCATCCTTGCATCTTATTACCGGATCATTATTTTCATAACCGCCGTTGTCGTAAAATTGTCTATATTGGTCTAGGTATTTCATTTTAATATCCTTTCATCTTCAAAATCGTCTTTCATTTTGGCTTTGTGATCCCTGTGGTAATGAATCAGACTTGCATCGAAACGTTTTTCAGTTGGGTTCAATCCCAAATGATAGTTAAATTTGACTGGGAGGGGTGAGTGTTTACCTTCGTGCATAATAAATGTGTTCAAAATACCTTGATCGAAACCACCCATTTGATTTTCAAGTGCAGTTCTTTTCTTATCTCTTTCTTCTATTGTTTTTGTGAATTCAAACATCTTTCTATACATTGACCGTGGAAATACTACAACACCAGAATTAATATGACCATATTCGGCAAACCAATTTAGACCAGGTTTATTTTTCCATCGATTTGTCGACATCATCCACCAGGCAGATATTGCATATGGATTGCAATGTGGGAATAGATTTTCTGCGGTCGTAGTAGCCATAATATCACTATCGATGAAACAAAGATAGTCAAAATTATGAAACCATTTGTGAGTGCCTTCATCCATGAATGGTAGAAAGATACCATAGAACGGAGGAATATCATTGGGTAATTTAGAATCGAAAAATTCGTATTCAGCACCTATTCTCTTTGCATATGCTGAGATGGAAGTGCGAGACATATTATGATACCCAGTACCGGTCTTTACATAAGCACCAGGTCTGGTTTTTCGTAGGACTTCTTGCGAGGGATCTCTGTAATATTGATAAATTAAATTCATAATAAAAAAATTTTGTTAGACTAGCAAATCATTATCCACCAACAATAAATCAAAGGCAGCTGTGATAAATCCATAATATAGTTCTCCAATTATTTCATATATTGTAATCTATTTATGCAGGATTATCTACTAGTATAATATCAAAAGAAGATGAAATAACTGAACCAGTATCACCAGTTCCTCTCACTTCAATATCAGTTTTTTCCGGAAAACGTAAGGGAATTGAATAATTCTGAGTAGTATATCCACCTACGATATCAACAATATCCTTTGTTCTAAATGGTGAACCACCATCTAGTTCTCTTGCTTTTAAAGTAACTGTGACAGCATTATTCATTGGTGCTACACCGATGTTCCAAGTAGTGAGATAACCAGTTTTTCCAGCTGGTATTGTATAAAGTGCAAGTTGAGTTTGACCCAAACCAGTAGTTGTCCCGCTACCAATAACGCCAATATCAGCAAGAACTGTACCACCTCCAGACGCTGCGGTGGATATAAGAACATTACCATCATTTGCCGCTAACACCCCAGCGGTTGCAACAAATGCTCTATAAACTCTTAGGAATGAAGCAGTAGAAGCTGCACCATTTACAGTAATCGTTTCTTCAATTTCATTAAAATCATTATCTAAACCTAGAACAGTAACCGTGTGAGCACCATCGTTGCCAGGGCCATCGTCACTGCTTGCGCTATATGCATAAATTGTACTATCAGAACCAACATCAAGATATTGATAAAGTCCTCCGTGCATCCAAATAGTTTCTGGTATATTTCCTACATTTGGATTTCTACCAAACTTATGTATTGCACTATACCCATCAACGAGTCCAGCTGCAATAGGAATATTCGATGCAACACCAAACGAATTGATAAGATTACCATCTTTATCTGCCAGCAAAAATGCTTCAAATAAAGTTTTATTATCTTGTAGATAAGCTTGGTTGTTTTTATTCCAAATAGCCATTTACTTTTGCCAACCTTTAATGTATTCTGTTGAGAAATTGGCCTTACTGAATTCGAGTCGATCAACCAATTTGAGAGAACCTTTACCCAAATGATCGATTGCAACAAACCCTTCTTGACCAGTTGCTACAAATCCTGTTTTGGTTTTAAGTAACGTGGTTAGACCTTCAACGGTATTAAGTTTATTGATTACCATGTGCTTTGCATCGACCATTAGATTATATAGGGTGAACACTTTCTCAAGTTCTTTCAGATTGCGCTTGGTAAAAATGGAAAGCGCTGCATCTCGTGCTTTAATTTGTGTATCTTTCCCTCGCTGTGATTTTTTACTGTCGATTTGAGCTTGATAGTAATCTTCAAGTTCTCGTTGAAGTTCGATGACAAATCCTGCGGCATCCCCGATGCGGGTTCCCTCGCGGACTTTCTTATTAATAAAGACATTCAATCTGGCATTTAGTGGATCAGCGCTCAAACTGTTCAACACTTTGGCATTAATAGTTCTAAACAATCTACCTGCCTGAGAGAGAAGTTCTGTTAATTCTGCTGTTTCTTGTTTTGTAAATGTAGCTGTACCAGCACGATCTTCGAAAGTAGCATCTACTGCCCAGACGGAGGATGTTGCTTTGAGACCTGGGACAATCTTCTTTCCAAAACTTGCTTGCATTGATTCAAAGTCTGCTCCTCGGTATGTTGTGTGCCAAACCACACCGATTTTGGATCTTTTGATTTGACGAGCAAGTTCGCTTTTTGCTGGTATCGCGTAAACAATCGTATTAGGATGGAAAGTAATATACGATTCTCCATCAATAGTTTCCGTTTGTAAATCTTCTGACGTATAGAGGAAATCACCTTGTATTACTCCTTCACTAATTCCGAGTTTCGAAAACTCAGCAAGGGCGACCTTGAATTTAGCATTCAGATCACCCGACAAATCATTATCAATCTCTGCGTCTGTCTTATAAATTTTTGGATTTTTATTGAATACACCTTTCTTTGCAACAAAGAATTTCCCATCAGTAGGATCAATTCCAGCAAAGATAGCCGGAGCTCCATCCCATTTGACGGTAACCGTTACAGGTGCAGAAGCATTACCTGACAGCATATCACGTAATGCACGTAAATGGTTAATGACGTTTCGAGTTCCCTTTACTCCGCCATCAATAACTGAGTCTTCAAGGTGCGTCATATGCAGGTTCTTACCTGCGGCTTCTTCTAGGTATTTTTTAAATCGTATCATATCTTTTTACTTGTACGAGAAAGTTTTGCCTTAGGGAATATACCTACTCTAGCATTCTTTACAACCTGTCCTGCGGCTCTTGCATCACCGCGTCGAGCTTGATATCGAATAAAGAAATAAGCCTCGAATTCACCCTTGGGGAAATCACCATTGGTTCCCTTGTGGGTAGAAGTAATCTTATAAGGTCCAGCACCGGTTCCAACGAGAGACATATTACCTAGATGAAATTCATCTACATTACTAATACTTGGTGCACCACCATATTCGGGGCCATAAATTGCTTCAAAAACAAGTTGCTTATCTTTAATCTTGCGGTAGAAAGAGTCACCCGATTGAAGACCATTTGGTCTGACTGCAGCCACATCTTTCATAAAGCTCTCGACGTCTCTATTTCTTGCATATCTCTTAGATGAAAGACCACCGTACTGTTGGTAATCTTTTGCAGTTCTTCCAGCCTTGTGTGAGATATATGCCTGTGGGTCACCTTGAACATTGACAAGGGTAAAATCTGATTTAGGTTCTTTACGTTCGAATTTACCAGTGGTACTTGCCAGATGAGCAGCATCCACGATACGACCATTGATTTCGATTTGAATGGAAGGTAGATTCTCTTTTGCAAGAATGGATGCTAGTTTCTCGTTGAAATCTGCTCTGGCCAATTCTTCTGCACTAGTACCAGATCCAACACCTTTACCACCAAATGATGGGGTCTTTAAAAAGTCCTTTGGTATAACCAGAGGACCTCGGTTGGTATTGACAGTAAGACTAGATTTATTGGCAGGAAATTTGCCGTCATCCTTTGTCATGAAGTCTGTCACATCTTGAAGTTCTGTGACATCAATAATGACCTCTCCATTATTCACCGTAGCAAAAGGTGACGCAGTAGCTACCTTTTTGATAAAATTTTTAGGACGATTTTCATCTTTTCTCAGGTCAGGTATGGTCAATTTACGGTATGGTATTGCCGATTCTATGAGCTGAGAAAACCTTTTGAAGCCGAACATCAGATAATCCTATTATTGTATAGATGGGAGTCTCATCTATTTATAATCATTTTATCTCAATTGAACGGAATCGTCAAATACACTGCGGCGCTTTTTACCTCTCAAGGTCGAACCAATATCAGTCTTATCGAATACGGGAGTATCATCATCTCGTCGACTTGATCCACCCGACTGACCACCACCATTACCATCAATGTTGATATTCTGTTGGGCGCTTTCTTCTAGGTCATAAATTTTCATTTTAGAACGATCAATACCAACAAGGAATCTGCGATAATAACTCAAATCACCCCATCGATTCTTGAGTTGTTTTAGCATCACCTGACCGAGCTCATCAAGGTGCTCAGAAGTTATGATTCCAAGAATGCAATCAGCAGTGTGAGTGATACCCATAGACTCAGAGGTATTGGTGAGATCCACATCAGAGTTGCCGTAGCCGTCACGATTAAACTGAGAACTAGTAACAACGGCACAATTAAATTCCATAGCGAGACCACGTATTTCCTCCGCAATTGATTTGACAAGTGTGTATGAATTAGCTGCTGCAGCACCTCGTACACGAGAAGATGCACAGATGTTGAGGTAGTCAACAAAGACTACGTCAGGTATAAAACCTTTCTTCATACGTAATTCATTCAGGATGTGCCTGAAGTGACCGGCATGTGCCGATCCAGTGGGATATTCTTTAATAACCAACTTGCCAGGTGTCTTTGTCTTATACCGATCCATACGCTTTTCGTATACATCACGAGGACACTCATTAAGTTCGTCAAGTGTAATATCCATAATGTTGGCGTCAATACGACGACCAATCTCTTCCTCTGCCATTTCCATTGTGATATACAAAACATTCTTACCGTACATCAAATGATTAGCAGCGAAGTGACATTTGAGCAAAGACTTACCACCACCCGTCGTAGCCAGTAACACAGTCATTGACTTACGAGGTAGACCACCCTTGGTGATTTTGTTGAGGATGTCAATGTCAAACGGAATACGTTCTTCCTTACGATGATAGTAATCATAGCGATCACTAAAGTCGTCAAGAAAATCGTGACCGACGCTTGAGTCAAAATTGATTCCGAGCGAATCAGAAAGGATTTTTGGGATTGACCCTTTGTCGTTTTCTCCATCCTGTCCATCGAGAATCAGGATAGCTTTACGAATTGAGTTATAGAGATCTTTATCTTGGCAAAACTTTTCAGTTTCACTTACTAAGAACTCATCACTTGTGTTGGTGTCAACATTAAGCTCGTTGACTGTTTCCATCACGTCTTTATAGGTATCTTCATTCAAGTCTTTTCGCTTGTCAATGCTGAGTTTAAGAGCCTCCACGGAGGGAGGCTCTTTGTATTGCTCAACATAATCTACAAACGTTGAAAAGATTTTACGAAGAGAGTTTTCGTCGAAGTAGTCTTCTTTAATGTAAGGATATACTTTTTGGTAGTAGTCCTTATTAAGAATCAAGTTCGACAGTATCGTCTTCTCTAACATCTTGTTCCTCGTCAGCCATTAGCAGTTTAAATTTACGTTCAACAAAATCATTGAATCTTTCATCTTCAACCAATCCTTGGAAGAACTCATCGTCTTGCTCAATATCTTTCGCTCGACGCTTAGGCTCAATGATCTCACCTGTATCCATATCTACCATATTATACCATCCTTGGTTGGCCTTTGTCAAATGGCCTGATTCAAGAGCTAAGTCAAACAATGAGGACCACTTTTGGATGCCACTGTCATACATGACTTTGAACGGTAGCTTGGACTTTTCTTTTACATAGCGAGATTTTTCAATGTTAATCGTAAACCTAAATCCTGCAAGGTCGGTACCATCTTTCTCTTGTGCCTTTGAGATAATAAAAATCTGATTAGCAGAGTAGTAGATACCAGTACCACCGGACACGATGTTCTTCGGGAATAATCCAATCTCTTTGTATGTATGGTTAATAGCCAACAAAGGAATGTCTTTTCCAGTCAACTTCGGTGTGACGATACGGAACAGTGACTTAAGTTGTTTTGCACGTGACATATCGGCAACTGACTTTTCGTTTTCAGCGTCTTCCACTTCTTTACGAGAAGCAAGGTTACCAATAGAGTCAATCATAACAAATACACGATCGCCTTTCTCAATCTCATTCAATCGCTTAGTCAAGTCAAACTTCAGTTGCTCAACGTCTTCGATTGGAATGTGTAGGACTCGATTTGTATCGATACCAATACCTTCGAGATACTCAGGTGTGATACCGTACTCAGAATCATACAGCATGGCGATACCATCGTCATACTTTTTGAGATAAGCTTTCATACAATAGAGTGACAACAAAGTCTTAAAGCTTTTAGATTCACCAGCAATCACAGTGAGGCCAGGAATTAGTCCACCTTTCAATGAACCACTAAAAGCAATGTTGACGATAGGTAGCTCAGT